AGTATTTCCGGTAGTACTGCCATTTTATTATCCGTATTTTAGTGATCCTCTGCCTGGTCTGTTAATTGGTGCAATGCCCTCAATACCTTTCGGCTTTACATAAGGTACATTCCCCACTCTCTTATCATTGTCAAGTCCCTTGTTAGGTAGGAACTTTCCTTTCTCTTGTTTTCTAAAGTATATCTGACGCTTCCAAAAATGATGGCAGAATGCACCTCCAACCCATCTAAAGATGTCGTAAGTACTCTGCCCTGCAGGAGCGAACTCACCATTCACTCCATCATCACTCATCTGTTGAATGTCCTCATATTTGAACACTGCACCAGCTTTGCTCATTGCTACCATCTCAATACAGAAGTCTCTGCTATTAGCTGATAGATTTTGACTGTATGCATATCTGAGCTTGTATAATCCTGCATCACCCCACTGACTTCTCTCTGACTCATCACCTTTAGCATAGCTATCAAGTGACTGACATTGTAGTACAAAGTCCTCCTCAGCTAGTGGATCAGTGACTTTCTCGTCACTAAGTAGCTCCCACTCATCATCAATATACTCAGCCTTTGCTTTTAGTTGCTCAATGAATGCTGCACCTTGCTCATCTGAGAAGTCATTCCATCCACCTGCACATGATTGTGAATTTGCTCTTTCTATTATTCGTGCTGCCCAATCTTTACCTGGATCTCCACCCCATAACTGCCATGCTATTCTGCCTGCAGTTGGAAAGCCTTCCTCTCCCTGATTCCACCCTAGAGCTTCCTTGTCCACCTCATGCCTAGCAAAGTAGCTATTCATTCTAGTGACAGTGTCTAGTGATAGATTGCGCATATTAGAGATGTCTCTAGCTCTTGCTACTCCTACCTCAGTTCCTCCTCTCTTATACTCCTCTCTCCATTTTAGACCTAGCTCAGCTTCTGCTGCCATCTCTTTAGTGGGTGCAAAAGATGTCTCCTCCTCCGCAAGTATTATCTTTTTTTTTTCAGACTGCTGAATGACTGTAGTCTCAGCTTGCATCTCTATGATGTCATTCTTTTCAATGGTCACTTGTGATGGTACTCCATTGAATGCTAGTATCTGTTCTACTGCATCTGTGATGATGCGCTGAAATGGCTCAATTACTTGCTTTGTGAATACATACAATGCAGCCTTAATCTCATCAGTATTAGACCCTAGTCCATTGCCATCAGTTCTCACTCCCATAAGTAAAGGTGATGTCACTCTGTGGGCTACAATGATTTGAGAGGTAGCCTCTTTGGATAGGTACTCATATTGCTTATCAGCATCAGTGACTGGAAATGGCTGTATCACTGGTGCCTCATCTTTACTCTTAGTGAATGTGATGAGGAACTTACCAGCGTTCTGAGTGCCTGATAAATTTCTCTCAATCTCTCTAGAGATAATTCTCTGAGCTTCGGGTGATGGCTCACCGTTGGGGAAGTTAATGTGAAAGGATGGAAAGAAACCATTGAGTATATTGTTCACATGGTACTCACTGATATGTCTAGTCAGTTCAATCCAATCTTTACTACTGATATAATCGGGACGAGGATAGTACAATGATCCCACACTATGCAGATGGAAGAAAAGCACTTGTCGTGGTGATTGATCTTCGGGATTGAAAAGAGGTACATATTCAGGCTTATTCTTTTGCTTTCTGATGTCTTGCCAGTCTCTACTATACCATACTCCACATACATGATCTTCTTCATCTGATATAGCTAGTCTCACATTCTCAAAAGGCAAGTGATTTACTTGCACAATGCGAGTGTGGTCCATGCTGTAGATAAGCTCCCAATAGACTCCACCTTGTAGCTTTAAGTCTAGTGCAGATGAGCCCAATATATTGTCTAGCTCAAGCTTTGCGATATTCACCTGGCTAGCTGGATTCTCACTCTTGAAACCTTTACCAGCTATCATGAATGAGATACTATTGACTAAGCTACCATGCACTGGAGAGGACTGATAAAGGTCTATCAAATACTGAGGCATTGCATTTCCCTCTCCCCATTCAACCCACCCCTTTGTAGTCTCTTTCTCTACTTCCTCTACTTTGATATATTTAGCAAAAGCTAAGTTGGTGATGTTATCCATTGTATATGTAGTCTGATGGTGTAGTAAATGATGGAGTCTGATAGTAGGTCACTCCCGTTGTAGCTTCCATGAAACCTTCCTCTACCAGTCCCAAAGATAATGATGGGTCTAAATTAGTCCCACTATTTTGTGCATAAATGTTGTAACAATATCTGCCTGGATCTACAAGCAAGATACCCCCATTCAAGGGGTCATTGACATTGGTGTCAAATTGCAAGTGAGTTACTCTGTTGTTCTCACTTAGTACTGTTGGAATGAAAAAATACTCCTTACCAGTGTTCTCATGTACGAGCTTGACAAGGTAGTGAGTATAAGTAGCAGCCAAGATCAGCTCCCCCTCTTTTAGAGAGAGGTAAGCTGTCTGTGCGGCTGTATTAGTTTGTACATAAAACATGCTACTGCTTAGAGAGTAGGTGCGTCTATTGTACCATCAAAGTCATTCACGATAGAGTCGGCTAAGCGGTAAGCTTTGTGAATCTCCTCAGCAGTGAAAGTGATTTTGTATCCGTTGAAATCAATCTTAGTAGTACCAGTCTCAGTTGACTCAGTAGCTACCTCTGCACCATCCTTGTAACCCATCAACCAGTAGTTGTCATTGTTGTCTTGTACAATGATCACATGACGGCCTCTGCTGAATGTGTCAAGCTGTAATCTGCGAGCTGCAGAAAGCTTAGTGAACTGAGCAGTTAAGGTCTGAGTGTAGAAAATAGTGTTGTTTTCTTTAGATACAGTTGCTGCCTCCACAAAGTTACCAGTGTGAGGCTTCATGTTGTAGGTCTCCCAAGTTGCTGCTGGAAGGGCAGTGATTTGTTCTGTTGTGGGGTCTATTGTAGCTGCATTGCTAATTGTAGCGTATGGACCAATCCAAAAGGCCTTGATACCACCCACATAATTTTTACAGTCCACAAGGAATCCCCCGGTAGCTAGACATGACATGGCTTAAGTGTATTAAATTTTTTATTCATTTTTATATTCTATAAAAAAGGCGGAGCCAAATACCCCGCCCCTTTTTATGTTAGATGTGTTAGTCTTAGAATGCTACAGCTACATCACCAGCGAAACCTACTTGAGTACCAAAGCGGTATCTCATAGCCATTCTCACATTGTCAGATGCATCAGTCAAGCTCATGTCTACTACCTTCACCTCATTCAAGTCAGATACTAAGTCAGTACCTACGAATAAGTTCTCAGGCTGAGCGAATAACAAGCAGTCATTTGAGAAACCTGGACATACATAGATTTCATATCCATATACTTGCTTCAAGATAGCGTTGTCAGCAGGCTGAAGTGGACCTCCAGTACCAGCAGCCATACAAGCTTGCATGTATAATTGGAAAGTCTTGCGGCTCATGTAACACTTAGTGTTAGGTGATCCCATGATAGATGCAGGGATAACAGCTACAGTAGCATCAATAGCGGTCATGATATTACCAGCAGTCAAAGCAGCAGCGATGTTATAGTCAGGAGTTCCAGACTTAGCATCAGAGATTTGCTTCAACAAACCATTGAAAGCAGTGTATCCACTAGGTCCACCTACTGACCCTGAGAAGTTACCTACCCACAAGTTGAACTCAATCTGCTCAGAGATTTTGCCAGCTAAGTAAGTCAATAAGAAGTCAGCGAAGTTAGCAGGGATAACATCATTGATGAAACCACGACCAGTCTGCATAGCTTCCCAGTCTTGAGCAAATTGCTCTTTACATACTTCGATGTTAGTCTTCAAATCAGTTACAGTCAACACAGCCTCAGCCAATGTCAATGCAGATGATCCTACACTGAAATCACAACCGAAAGGTGATGAAGATTGTACCAAGTTAGCAGAAGATAATTTCTTCAATACTGCCTTGAATTTTACATTTTCTTTGACTGTTACATAGCGGTTAGCGATGGTATCTCCAGTCAAAAGAGCAGCATGCAAATACGGTAAGGCTAATTCACCTGCGTATGTACTGCTAGAGATTGTTAATGTACTTGCCATTTTTTTCTATTTATTAAATTATTTATTTGCGATAATTGCCTTGATGCGATCTGCAGCACTCTTGTACTCGATCATTGGCTTGATTTCTTTCTTTACTGCTGTCTGCTTAACAGATACAGCTGCTGCTTGATTGGATAATGCAGAGTAGGCAGCTTTCACTGTGTCAAGCTCTTTAGCTACTTGAGACATCTCAATCTCTTTGCTAGAAAGTATCTTCTCAAATTCGGCCTTTAGTTCGGTGATTTGTTCGGTGATTGCAGTTAATGCATCATCTACATATTGCTTTGTCAATACCTCAGCTTGTTCTGATTGCTCAGCCTCTACTGTCACCTCTACTTCTACTTCATCCTCTTTAGGAGTAATAGCTGAAACTTTGCCCTCAAGTACTGAAAGCACAGTGCCATCGGCCACAATATAGTCACCGTCAGCAACAGCCACAGGATTGCCATCAGCATCCTTAGTGTAAATTTCAACCCCAAGATCCCAGCTCTCAGCCGGTGTGAATACGATAGTGCCATCTTCTAGTGCTGTTTCTACCATGAACTTTAGAGCCTCTGCAGTCTCCTCTTTTGTTACCTCAGCAGACTCATCCACTGAGAGCTTTATGTTATGTGCTGAAAGCTTCTCTTGAGCTTTAGCAATAATCTGATAAATGCGGTCTTTTACTTCCATGTGTCTTAGTATAAATGTCTATTTTCTTTTTTCAAATATCTTTTCTATGACTGATAGACCTAGTCCTCCCCCTGCTATTAAGCAGAGTGCATCATACATGAACTCTGGACATATTTTGTCCTCATCAGCAGTTGTTGCAATAAATGCAAGGACTATCACAGTGGCAGTACAGATAAGAGCTGCAAATCTCTTGGAGCTCATATCGTCATTGGCACTGATAAGCTTTTTCATTAGCTCTTTCATGGATGCTCTAAGATGTTAAGCTCCTCAATCATCTGATCTAGTATCTTCTCTACCTCGTACTCATCCATCATCTTCTCCTCATTCTCTAGGAAGTAGCCCTCTAGTGACCATCCTTTGAATACTCCATTCTTGACATCTTGCCACAAGCCATCATCCTCCACATGCCCTCCAATATACCAGGTGCCAATGGGTGTAGTGAAACCCAATGCAGCTGACTTATCTTTCTCAGCATCTGCTTGTATCCAGGTCTCTACTATGTTCACTCCTTGCACTGGTATGGCATGCTCTACATTGGTGTATTGGTGCATGCTGTTTCTCATGTACTTCTGAGCAATGGCTTTGATAGTCTCTGCCTTGTAAGTAGCCATCCACTCTTCCTTAGTCTTGTCATTGTAGCGGTAGATCAGTTGGTCTGGTATCATCACGGGACCATACAGCATCCTCTGCTCACCGTTCTCCACTGCTGCGAATTTCAGCTCCTCTACTTTCTCTTGAGCAGATAGTGCTATCCAGTTGACCAGGATGGCAGGATTCTCTACAAGTGACATGCAATAGACTCCAGTCTTTTGATCATCATCATTGATAACATACTCAATGATCTTCATTTTCTTTTTATCTTTTTCCATAATTATCCTCCTCCTAGTATAGATGCTGTGTTCTTTATTTTAAATTCTGCCTGCTGTGCATTGCTTACTTGACCAGCAAGTACATAAGTCTGTAAGGGTGCATTGTTGACATTGCCTTGTAAGAATGAAAGATTGAGGGCACTGGGTGATTGAGCTGTAGGTGCAGACATAGCTCCACCACCACCACCTCCTCCCATTGTTGTAGTGGGCTGTACTCCTGCATTGGGTGCATTGAATTGCGTCTTAGCTATCTTGGCTATATTTACTGCTCCAGCTGCTCCAATGCTCACAGCATTTGCTATCTTAAGAGCTGTACCAAATGGATCCGGAATGGTAGTCACTGCACTCAGTGCATTTTGTACCCCTTGAATAGTTGCGATTGTAGTCTGAGCGATGGATAGACCTTTGCCTATCTTAAATCCTTTCTCTGCACTTATCAATCCACTTTCTGTGAGTGCATTGTTTAAGTTAATCAAGGCATCAGTAGTAGCAGATGCTAACTCATACTTGGCATACCATGCAGCAAGCCATATCTCTTTACTCTCCTCAGCAGCTTTTCTTTCTGCCGCTAATCTTTTAGACTCCTCAGA